CAGCAGTGCGCTGTTGGTCGCCTTTTGCAGCCCGTCAGTCGTATCAAGCAGCTCGGGCTTGGCTGATGCCATCAGCTTCAGCGCCTCAACAGCCTGGCTGGCGCTGTACTCGGTAGTGCGCCCCATCTGCTGCGCTGCCGCATCCAGATCGCGCAGTTTGTTCCCAGTCGCGCCGGTAATAGATGAGAGATCAGACAGCGCCTGAGAGTACTGGCGGGACGTCTGGATAATGGTACCGAGTGACAGCCCTACGCCAGCCAGCCCGGCGATCCTCCCGGCCAGTCCACGAACGGCAGCATTAACGCGACCGTAAGCTTCTTCCGTTTTCTTTGCGTCGTCCTGCGCCTGTCTGTTGAACTGGCGCGACTGCTTACCGGCATCGCCATACGCACTGACTAGCTGGCTTTTAAAATTTGCAGCGTTGAGGTGTAACCCTACCGCCAGCGATGCTACGTCAGCCATTACATTAACGCCCTCATTACGGCGTCACACTGCTGATCCACGCTATGCGTGGACGTGTTCGGCCTGGTGTCGTGTGGGGATTGCGCGGATTGCGGCTCAGAGCGGGTCAGGATGCCCTGCTGAAGAAAGTAAGCTCGCCAGTGGTTTAGCGTATCGCACGGTAATGCTGCTATAACTGACGGGTCAGGTTCGCCCCACCTGTCCGCCAGCCACAAAATCAGCTGCAGCCATGGCGAGCTGATTAGTTTTTTTCGGCAGCTTCCAGTTTACCGATGGCATGCGTTTTCACGCGCTCAATTGCCGCCATCAGCGTCGGGTTATCGTGAGCATCAAGCAGCTCTGCAGCGGTCGGAAGAAGCTCAGCTTTAATAGGGGTGCCGTCAGGATTAACCAGGCTGTCGAGAACAAGCTGGACGCTCATTTCAGAAATTGCACGGATATTACCGGTTGCCTGCGCTGCATCCAGCTCTTCCTCGTAGCGGATAAGCTCACCGGCAGTGCGGCGGCGGATGTATACCTGAGCGCCCAGCAGCTCTGTTTTGATGGCAGTAAACTTTGGCTGCAGCAGAACTGACTTTAACGTGGCCGCACTGAATTTTTTCTCGGACATTGTTTGATCCCGTTATGTGGTAAAAGCCGCCATCAGGCGGCGTGGCTGTATAAATCAGGAGCCTGCGACAACGCCCCACTCGATGTTGTTCTGCTTGCCCTGGACGGTAATCTGGATCACTTCGCTGGCTGGCGCGGTGATTTCATTCATCTGCCAGCCAGAAAGCGCCAGCACCATGTTTGCGGTACGTCCGTTCGGCAGCTCAACGTAAAACTGCACGGTCTGGCGGTTCTGCGCGGCGTTCAGGAAAGCGGCAAAATCGGTGTTCGACGGGTCGTCGATAAAGCCCAGGGATTTCTCCGGACCTTCCGGCAGGTCTGAAATGAACTGCTTGCTCTTATCAATCAGCGTGGTGCAGTCCACGAAGCTGCCGGTCTGTCCGGTAGCACCGAGCGCCTTACAGTTAATCAGCGGCTTCATCGCTGAGACAGCGGCACCAGATGCCCCCCATTTCACTACGGTTCCTGCAGGCAGCATCGCGTATTCTGGCGAAGTTTTATCAGCCATGACTTTCTCTCTCTATGAAGGTGGTAGCGGCTGCTACCCGTTGTTTTGAATGCGGTCCCGTATTTCTACCGCGAGGATTCGTAGAACGCGGGATTTGTTGTAATCCAGCGCAGGCCGAATGAAGGGTTCGGGAACCTGTTTGACCGTGCCAAACTCCTGGGCAAGCGCCTTGATGTAATGCTGCTTGCTGGGACCGACGCGAAGCACCACAACGGCATTACCTCTGGTGCGCGTTGTCGAGCGTATTTTGATTGAGTCACGCATATGCGGGCCTTTCGCTGATTGGTCGTAACCTGCATGCTCTTTCATATCCTGCTCAACCACCTGCAGCGCGGCACGGCCCGCCTCGCGCAGAACCTTTGTTCCGGCCTTTTCACCCAGCGCAATAAGCTGACGCTCAAGCTCATCAAGGCCTGTGACTTCCATTCTGAGCACGTCATACCTCACTGAAGTAGATGATGAAGTCTCTGGTTAGGCGGTACTGCACTGCATTGTTAGGCAGCGTGGATTTATCCTGCTGCAGCGTACCGCGCTCAACGTACTGAACCGGATAGCCGCCGATATCCCCATGCCTAATGCCCTTCCACATCTGCCAGAGTTGAGCATCAAGCGCCAGCAGGCCTGAGTAGTCAGAGACTTTCACAAAGGAAATCTGGAACCGACCGGCCACCAGCGATGTTCTGACCAGACCGCCTTCAATCTCGGGGTCAGAAATACGCTGGTAAGTAATCCCTTGCTGCTCAGTATCAGGAATCAGAAGTGGATAGACTTCCAGTTCAGATAGGGACTGAAGGGATTTATAGATGCCTGATTCAATCATGACGCACATCCCTTTCAGCTGTAATAACAGCACGATCCCGGCTGCTGCGGTCAACAGCCCTGATTGTGTAAACCTCATTACCCCAGCTTATTTTCCAGTCCGTCTTAACATCGCTACGTGGCCTGATAGTGAACTGCCAGGTTTCAACAATCTGCTGCTGATCCATGCTGCGTATTTTGCGGTTTGAAATGTTTTCAGCTTTCGCCCAGATAAAAGGAGAGCTGATGACAACCTGCCCCGGCAACACCTCACCAAGCGGACCGCGCTCAGATTCGGTGCGCTGGACCTTAATGCGCTTATCAAGCTCGCCAGCCGCAAGGCCGGTCATAGTCCGTAAATCCTGTAAGGTTGAAGGAGCGCATCCACCGCCAGAGGCATTTCGCTGGTATTTTTGTCGCTGACCGCTTCGCGATTTGCATACCAGTGGCCGACCAATAGCAATATGACCAGGCGAATATCATCATCAAGCAGAAGACGGTCCTCATCGGTATCAAACCCGGCATCAGCATTGGTTTCATAAAGATTTCGACGTGTCCATTTCTCAATGTGCCGCTTTGCCGCTCCGATGTAGATCATCAACAGCGAATCTTCACTGTTATCGTCAGCATCAATGCGGCAGTGCTCCCTGACCGTTTCAATTGCGATGATCATGATGAGAAACCTTAAAGCGGCCCGAAGGCCGCTGTAGAATTAAGAACCGCTTTCAGCGCCGGTAAAGTTTCCGTAGATGAAGGATTCAGGACGTTTGACCGCCAGTGCCAGACGCTCTTCACAACGAATTGAGATCAGGTTCTTCTCAAAGTCGTCGGCGTTCTCGGTGGAGATAACCACATTGGCATCTTCACGATCGAACAGCTGAGCGGCCGCGTTGAATGCCCCGGTCAGGAATTTGCCACGGAACTGTGCCGCCTCAGTCGCGACAACCGGTAGGCCCCAGAGTGTTGGTCCAGTCAGTGCGGATGGGTTCGCCAGGATATAACGGCCCAGCGTGTCTTTTGTCAGCTCAATCTTCGCCCAGTCGATAGAGTGAAGAACATGGCCAGAAGCCGGGAAGCGAGCCAGTTGAGCCTGAAGCATCGCGAGGCGCAAATCATCAATGCCGCTCTGCTGGGCCACTGAGAATGCCGGATCGAACGCAGTAGCCTGCGGAACGATGCCATGCAGATGAACACCAGTGCCATCACCAAACAAAATTTCCTGCTCTTCGACATACTTCAGGCCGTAGCGCATTTCAGCATCCACGGTTGACTGAAGCTGTGCAAAGTCATCCAGAATCTGTTTAGACGCTTTAAACATGTGAGCAATGGTGGTGACTGGAGTGATCTTGGTAGCAAATTCGATATCGCTATAAGGCTTGGTAGTGCCTTCAGCAACAACTTTTGCCGCGTTTGTGAAGCCAGTCTGCTGCACCCAGAAAATAGCAGGGGACGTTGTGCGGCCCGGTGCGATCAGATCACGAATGAAAAGCCGCTGCTTGGGTGCAGTGTCAATTCCCGGAAGGCGCTGGGGCTCAACAACGCCATCAGCAACATCAGTGGAAAGCAAAGCAGCATTAACCGGAATGCTTACGCGCTTACCGCCTTCAACGCTGGCTGCAAATGATTTCAGCGTTTCATTGCTGACAACAATCCGACCAACGGTCTCAATTGTCTTTTTAGCAGCGTTCAGCGGCATATTTGCAACATGCTGCTCAAGCTCACCTACAGACGCCTTCAGCGATTTATTCGCTTCGTTCAACGCATTGAAATCAGAAGCAATTTTATCAACTGCCTCTTTGGTTTGTGCTGAAAGCTGGCCTGAATTTTTGGCCTCTTTAAGAGCATCCTCAGCCTTCTGGCTGAAGGTTCCAGAAACTTCATCAAGCTTAGCTGAGACTTTTTTCAGTAATTCATTTACATCTGACATAGTGATTCCTTAATTGCCGAACGCCGCAAGGGCGTCTTGGAGTTGTTTAACGTTTTCAGGGTTTACTTCATCGGTAGCGCTCGGCGTACCCTCGGAGTTGGCAGCAGCGCCCGGCGTGCCGCCTGATAAGGCTTTAAGAAGTTTTCGGCGCTCAGAGCGCGGGGTATCGGTTTTAGCCAGTAAAGCATCAAGCTTGCGAAGCGCTGCTTCCGGGCTATCGTCGTCATCAGAAATTTCATCTGCTGAAAGCAGGCGGTCAGCAAAACCTTTATCAACTGCATCACTGCCACCGATATAAGTTTCACTGTCCATCATTTTGGCGACATCGCCCGTGCTAAGCCCTGAGCGGTGGGAGTAGATATCACCCATCGCTTTATCGAATGGCTCCATGTCAGCGGCAATTTGCTCAAGATCATGACGATTTCCCATCGCATAAACCCAGCAGTTGTGGATCATAAGGAAGGCACCCCGACCAATCTGGATATCATCACCAGCCATCGCGATGATTGATGCCGCCGACGCCGCAAGACCAAGAACCTTGACCGTCACCTTGCCTTCGTACTCACGCAGAAGGTTGTAAATGGCGAGGCCTTCAAACATGTCACCGCC